TACCATGACAATACAATTACAATAGGTGCAGAATAAGGGAATTGGGGCGGTTTAATCCGCTCCTTTTCTTTTTTTAAATTTGTGCTTGACTTTTCTTTGTGGGAACATTATAATTTAATTGTACCCCAAAGAAACGAGGTGAGAAAATGGGTATTCACAAAGGAACGAAGCTGACTGATAATCCCAAAAATCATACCTTGAAATTTAGATATGATGATAAAACTTCTGAACAATTGGCGTATCTTGTTAAAAAAACAGGAGTTACAAGGTCGGAAGTAGTAAGAAAAGGGATAGAGGTTCAGTACGACAAAGAAAAAGAGTAATCGCCATACTTTAGCCGGTAGACACGATTACTCTCAACACAAACCCATAAGGGATTGATAAATATATTCTATCATCCTTTTGGGTAAAATCAAGTAAATTTTGAAAGGTGGTAGAATTATGAATAAGTTTCTTGAAATTATTTACATGAACCAGATTATGGACGAGGATTGGGACAAATGCGAAGAAAACTTCGCAAAGTTTAAGAACAGGCTGAAAGAAATCGTCAGCGAAGAAGTTTTCGAGGAATTAGACGAACTTCTCACGGACTGCATCACCGAAAACAATGCCATGTATGCCGTAGACGGTATGAAACTTGCAATCGGCGTTCTTGACGGAACATTTATTCCGAAAGCGTAGGAGGTGACCGACATGAAAACATATAAAATGGTTACCATTCCACAGGAAAGATATGATCGTATGGTGGAATCCTACGA